TCTTTTACAAAGTTAATTCCGTTTCTATTGATAATCGAACCCATACCTCGACTTGAAACACCCAATTGAGCGCCCTCATCTATAAGACCTTTTACAATCTTACCGTATGGAGTATCCATTATTTTCGCTTCACCAATAAAATTATCACCCTCTGGCGTCAATGATTTTACCATATGACACACTCTTTCAAGGTTAACTGTTGGTCCGTCAGGATGCCCTAACTCACCAAAAGCTCTATTTTTATTGATAAATTCTTTTGTATATCTGTTCACTTCTCTAACTAGGATTTCTCTAGGATAGACTCTTCCATTTCTATTTTTGATATTTGATTGTAAGAATACACCTTTGATTTTGTATTCTTTTTTGCCGTTCTTTTCTTCTATAAGATATTCGGCTGATGCGACTTCTTCTGAAATTAGTTTCATAAATTCTCTCTCTTTGTCTAATATTTATAAACTTTTTTACCTAAACTCTATAATTAGTGTGTAATTATCTCCGTTTACAAAGTTCTTTGTGGATAGTAAAACATCTCCAGTTGGCGTTGTAGCGTTGTTCGGTACTTCGTTTCCAGCAGTTCTTAAATCCCAATAACCGTTACCAGATAAGAATAAAGCACTTGCATTTGATGCGCCATCCCATATAATTTCTACACCAGCTTTGTTATTATTAGTATTCACAGAATACCAAATTTTACTAATCTTTCTATTTCCATCTTCAGTCATAAAAGTTAACTCTGAAGCGTCAACTTTTCTTACTAAAGTTTCGCCTGTACCATCAGAGAAGTTTGTTAATTTAGTTACAAACTTTACACCTGAAGTGTCAGCAATCGTTTGTGATGTTACTGTATCAGCCATTAATTGTATCCCGTTTCTTTGTGTGCCTCTATCACAACATTATACTTTGTTACGTTAGAGTCACTTGATAGTAATATATCTCCTATCGTATCTTTTATTTTTTCTTCAGTAGGTTTCAAACCGTAATTACCACGACCTGATAACACTACTTGTTTTTCTGTGTCGTTTTTAAAAAACACAGTTACGTTTCCAGTTCCTTGTATCTCATAAACGATATTCGCTATAGATACTTTTGGTTCACTAGAAGCGTTGTTTGAATTTACAACATCAACTAAAGTTTGTTCTTCTTCACTTCCGATACCATTAGAGTTAACAATGATATGAAAATCATTATCAACCAACTTTGTAGTTGATATTGTCATAATTAACTTCTCGGCGAACCTATTGCGTGTACTTTAGCGCCAGCAGATGTTAATGTATCATCTGGATGCTTTTCAATGATAACTTCATCACCAGCAGCGTGTAAATATACCTCTGATACTGTACTATCACTAGTAGTAACTGTAACAGTAGTTTGAGCTGTCGCAACACATCTTACGAATTGTGCTCGACCTATATTATTTGCACTAGGATTTGTTATTACTGTACCTTTAGATATAAATGTTACAGACATTTTATTTTTCTCCTAATTGTTCTAAAACTTCTTTGTCAATATATTCATAAAATTTTTCTATATTAATACCGTGAAACTCTGATACTTTTGCTACGGCACCTTCAAACTTTTCTATAATGTTACCAGTTTCTTTTTCAATGAGATCAAATACATCTCTCATCGCCTCTTTCATAAGAGGTGGTAATTCATTAAAACTTTTTGAATCGATAATACGATTCTCTTTTACTATTCTACTAACTTGCATCCTCAGTTCCTTGAGTCAAATCAATCTGTGCTTCACCATCTTGGTTTAGTGTTGGTGATACAGAACCGTCTTGGTTAAAAGTTCCTGGATCAGCGATTACTGGTTTAGGGTCACTATGTGGTTGTTCCACGTTTCCATTAAACAAATTACCAGCAACTTCTTGTCTATGTGCATCTAATGCGTCACCGACTTTTACTCTTAACGCATCTTTAAACGCATCACCAGCAGCGGTGTTATCACCATCTGCGATTTTGTCTATAAAGTTTTTTACTTCTTCACTCATTTTTTACTCCTATACTATTGTGTCGTCACTATTTGTAACTTGAGCCATTGGGTCCTGAATAATACCATCTTTGATTTCTTTCTTAATCTGTTTATCCATATCCTCAATTTCTCTTTCGTTTTGTTTTAATATGTGTTTTCTAACATAATCAACTGAAAAGAATTTACCAATGTAATCTCTCATTTCATTTGCCAATGCTAATCTTTCTCTTAACAATTCTGTTTGTTTAAGTTCAGCAAAGTGTCCATCTTGTAAGAA